ATATATTTAATTAGTCTTGAGTGTGCTTTCACGGGGCCGATCCTTAGAAACATCTGTGGCTACCCACACCCACCTATTCCATGAGTCTGTGTAACCGATACCACCCTTACTCTTGGGCTTAAAAGAATCCATTAACTCCCAACGTACCCACTTACCATCAAACTTTCTTTTAGAATATTCTATTTTATTTTTCATTAGTGTACCCTCATTACTCCTATTGTGTCAAAGTCTAGCATTTCTGGAGGAAGGTCATAGTGCATAATAGACTTCCTCATATAAACCCATGCCGTTTGCTCATCCTTAAATATCTTGGCTGTACCATCATCATTCAAGAGAACATCAGGCAAGGGGTAGTCCTCACCCTCTGGATCTGTACTCACTATCACCCACATAATCTTGATCCTTTATCTTCTTTCTATTGTATACAACCTTACTCTTAACAACCCTCATCTTCCACATAGGATCAGAGAGCTGTTGAGCTACTGGATTATTCTTTCGTTTGCCTACTACTCTCTGATCTTTCATAGTCCTATTCCTTATGCTGCTAGTTGCATCCATTGTGGTGAGTGTAACATCTTCCTTACCTTATCT